TCTGCGACTGTGGGCGCCCCCGAAGACGGCAGACTCACAGTAGATGCCCCTAATTATGAACAGTTTGAGCTTCGTTTTGTAGCGCTTGGGAATAAGCCTGTAACCGGACTATCAATACTTAATTGGAGCCAGAACAGCAGCAGAGAAGGTGTTCTCATTAAAGATTACGAAGTAACCGATTTGACAGAGGGAGAGGGTATATATCATTATCTAGATTCTGTGCTAAGCTCTGGGGACGAGATTGATATAGAGGAAGGATATTACTTCTATACCAATCGAAAAAGCGGTAGCGAAAGTGAGCAGCATTACGAAGTTACAGCAGTTGCGGTCGAAAAATACCACAAAGAGCTTTCATTCAAAAGTAGGTTTAGCAATGCAGAAACATTTTACGGGGGAGACCAATTAGCAATTACGTCCCCTATTACCGATAGGGGAAGAGTAGCTACAGATGGAAACCCTATAGTTAAAAGTTGGGATGAGCGGTCAGGTACTTTTACTGGTAATGGGTATTCTTTATATGATGCCGATAATATTACTTATTGGAGGTACTTAGGTTGGGATAGCTTGGAACAAAATAAAGTTACTCGACACCAGACCAATCAAGTAATTGATACCTCAAACACTGTTTTTGATAACGTTAATCTTATGCTACAGCAGTTCAATGGGCTACTAAGATTTGCAGGAGGGAAATACTACTTAGACGTAGAAACTGCACAAGGCCCTTTAGAAACAATATCAACTAACGAGGGCACCAAAACTCCTGCAATTATTACGGAGGACAATATAATAGGTAAAATTGATATTACCGATAAAGGGGTAAAAAGTTCTTTTAGCGCAATGAGTGCAAAAGTTTCTGACCCTATGACTTTATACAAGTCTAGGGAGATTAACTTTTTTAACTCTGACTATCTCAAGGAAGATAACTATGTTGTTAAAGAAGGAGACTGGAGCAGCCCAGGAGTAACAAATTATTTCAACGCTAGAATCAATGTTAAGCAGGAACTAGACGCCTCGCGATTTAGCTTAGATATACAATTTACTTTAGGGCCGGAGGGAATACTTCATAGGCCAGGAGATATAGTGGTCATTACTTACGATAGATTTAGGTGGGAGCAGAAACCTTTTAGGATTATGTCCGCAGCTTTTAACTATGATGGAAAAGTGACTATAATTGCAAAAGAACACTCTGATAAAATATTCACTTTATTAGCAGATGGAAATACTACTTCGTTGTCCGAGCTATCCATAGACGTTCCTATAATAAATGATCCCGCAGTTTAAGCAGTAATAAAAAAGCCCCAATTAAGGGGCTTTTTTATTACTCGGCTTCTTCTTCCTCTGCCTGAAGTACGCTACGGAGCCTAACTATATAACCTTCTTCAGCGGTTTTAACAATATCTAGCTTAGCTAGAAGCTCCATCTTATCTCGGTTTAACGAGTTTAACTGACCAAGCAGAAACCTACCTTCCTCATCTAGGCTATCTACTTCGTGCTCTACTCCATCTAAGGTGAATACATCTTTTTTCTCTTGTTGCTCTGCCATAATTTCCTCTATTTAAAAATATCTTGCCAGTTACCTGTAGTACTAGCGCGTGAATATTCAGTAGCACGATTTTCAAAGAAATTCGCGTGTTCTACCGCATTTAACATATAATCAAGCCAAGGTAGAGGATTTTCAACACTTCCAAAAATCTTTTTCAGCCCTAGACCTAACAACCTTCGATCTGCAATATAACGAATATATTCCTTAACTTCTAAAGCAGTAAGGTCGGGCACATCTGACCCAGAAAAACACAAGTCAATAAAAGCATCTTCCAATTCTACTGTTCTTTCGGCTGCACAATATATTTCGTACTTCAGTGCATCATTCCACAACTCTGGATTTTCTTGAATAAAGGTACGGAAAAGTTGTGACATTCCTTCAACATGAAGACTCTCATCTCGGATAGACCAAGTAACAATCTGCCCCATTCCCTTCATTAGATTATGTCTAGGAAAGTTCAATAGTATCGCAAAACTACTAAATAACTGCACTCCTTCTGTAAAGCCTGAGTATATTGCCATAGTTTTAGCAATATCCATAGGAGTGCCCATTCCAAAATCGCTAAGGTACTCATGCTTGTCCATCATTGCTTTGTGCTTCATGAACTCTTGGTATTCTTCTTCTGGAAACCCTAGAGTTTCCAGTAGTAGAGAATACGCCTCTTGATGCACTGCTTCCATTGCTGCAAAAGCACTTAGCATCATTCGTACTTCAGGCTGTTTGAACGTAGGCAAGTAATGCTTTGCATACCCACAGCAGACATCTACATCTGCTTGCGTAAAGAACCTAAATATCTGGGTAAGCAACTGCTTGTTTCCAGGACTTAATTTTTCTCGAAAGTCTTTTAAGTCGTCCGCCAAATTTACTTCGTCTGGAAGCCAGTGCATGTGCTGCTGGGCTTTATAGTGCTCAAAAGCCCACGGATAATTAAACGGCTTATAATACTCTCTTTCTTCTAATAAATTACTCATACTAACCCTCACACGCTAAACAGCTGCTTTCGTCTAAACTATCGACTATATATGCTCGTAGAACTTCATCGGATACGTTCTCGGCTCGTTTCATTGCTTCACTTCGTAAGTAGTACAATGTTTTTACTCCTTTTTTCCAGGCCATCATATGAATAGCATGTAGCTCTTGCTTGGAAACGTTTGCAGGGAAAAATAGATTTAAAGACTGGCTTTGGCAAATATACTGTTGTCTATCTGCTGCGTGTTGAATTAACCATTTTGGCTCAATCTCCACGCCTGTCTTAAATACGTCTTTAGTATGCTTATCTAAAAAGTCTAGATGCTGTACTGAGCCTCCCTTTGTGGTTATGCTTTTCCAAACTTCATCCGTATCCATACCCAGCTCTTGCAAAGCGTGTTCCAAATACTCGTTTTTAAGTAGACTAGACCCTGACTTAGTTTTTTGAGTAAAGGCATTAGCCCTATAAGGCTCAATACTAGGGGAAGTATTACCGCAAATAATACTACTACTGGCATTAGGAGCAACGGCAAGAAGATGGGCGTTCCGTACTCCATAACCTCTTCCATCCAGGCATTCGCCTCGTTCTTTTGCGAGTTGTTTTGTTGCACGTACTGCCTCCGATTTTATTCTACCAAACATTTTATGGTTCATACTAGAAGCCCACATACTTTCAAAAGACAGGTCTTGTCTCTGTAAGTACGCATGAAACCCCATAGCACCAAGTCCAATACTTCGTTCTCTCATAGCACTGTAAACGGCTTTCTCTAGCTGTGGTGGGGCGGTCTCTATAAAGTATTCCAGTACGTTATCTAACATTCGTACTAAATCAGGAATAAACTGGTCGTTCTCGCTCCAAGAGTCATACTCTTCCAGATTGACGCTCGAAAGACAACAAACCGCAGTACGCTCTGCGCTTGTTGCAAGAGTAATTTCAGAGCATAGATTAGAGTGGTGTACTTTTAAACCTAAGTCTTTCTGAAATTCGGGTAAAGCGTTCTGAACAGTATCTTTCCAAAAAATGTACGGCTCACCCGTTTCTACTCTATTTTGCAATATCTTCACCCACAGAGTTTTTGCTGAAACTACTTTTGTTACTTGCTGAGAATGAGGGTCTATTAAATCCCAGCTATCATCGAAGCCTTCCACAAGTGTGGCCTGCTCGATCAACTTCATAAAATCATCACCAATCCCAACACCGTGATGAACATTAGTAGATTTTCTATTAACGTCACCTCCAGTTGGCTTACGAATATCAAGAAACTCCTCAATCTCTGGGTGGCTAATGTCCAAATACCCTGCATAACTTCCTCTCCTGGTTACGCCTTGCGAAAAGGCAAGCATCTCTGCATCAACTACTTTAATAAAAGGGATCACTCCAGTACTCTCTGACCCCGCTGAGGTTTTGCTCCCTACGCTCCGAATATCACTCCAGCTTCCTCCGATACCTCCACCTACGGAACTTAAGTAAGCGTTTTCAGTGTAGTGGCTTGTTAGACCTTCTCGGCTGTCTTCAACGTAATTTAAAAAGCAGCTAATAGGCAGCCCTCGTTTACTTCCTCCATTGGTAAGAATAGGAGTACTAAACATAAACCACAGCTGACTAGCGTAGTCATACAATCTTTGGGCATGTGACTCATCGTCTGCAAAAGCCTTGGCAGCCCGTGCAAACCCGTCTTGCGGGGAAGTTTCACCTTCTAGCAAGTACCGATCTTCTAAAGTTTTTATACTAAACTCTGATAAATACTTATCTCTGTTATAGTCAATTTTAATGTTCACTAAGTAACTTCTCCTCTATGTCGACTATATTATCGACCCCTATTGCTTCATCACAATATGTTATTAAATCCATCAGCTCATAGTTTTTTAGTATCTGATCCGCGTTTTGGTTTAACGCTTCAATATACTTATAAGACCCGCTAATTGGAGTTGCATCATAAATATCCATTGCAGACCCAAACTGGTCTATAAGGTCTTTAGCTCGTTTAGGGCCTATGCCTGTAATTCCTGGCACATTATCCCCTTTATCGCCTTGTAAGCACTTTAGAGAGATATACTGCTCTCTACTTACATCATAGTGGTCTGACCAATTATTAACAGTTACTTCCTTTCTAGTAACATACGAAAAGCGAGACACGTTCGTATCAATAAGCAAGTCCCAATCTCGGTCACTTGATATTAGCCAGATTTTATCCAAGCCATAGCTAGTTCTGAACTTTACTAGGTGCGCTGCAATATCATCAGCCTCTACTCCGTCATATCTAAGAAGAGCATATTTGTTTTCTAACGCAGCTAATGTTTTTTCATACTCTAAAAAGAATATTCTGAACTGCTCTGCCTCTTCTTCTGTTTGCTCTGCATACTTATCTTTTCGGTTTTGTTTATAGTCTGGTGCTATATTTTTTCGATAAGAGGAAGAGCCCTTATCTGCTGCAATTATGATCTTCTCGCAGCTGTAAGACTGAGCTAAAGATTCTACCGTTGCAAGGTACTCCTCAACAAAAGTTGTAGAGCCCCTATGTTTCCATCTAAAAGCCAGGTTTAGGGCATCTACTATTAAGGTGCTGCCTTGATCTTTTGTCAATTTATTTATAAAGCTAAAAGCCATATTTCGTCTCTTGTTTAGTTGTCTAATTTGATTACTTCTTAATAATGTTCGTCTCATGTAAAAACTCTACGGTTTCTTGAACTATCCATTCTTCTGCTAACATAACGTAGCACCCTAGCCAATCTATGTGCACATAACGAGTGTCTTGGGGTTTTGTATCTACTACAACGAAGATTTTGGATCGGTTATATTTAAAAAACAACATAGGCTCTTGGTCCCCTCCTTTTGCCTGCTGCTGTACCTTTTTCCACCACCTAATAAGATTATTGGTCTTTTCTTGCGTAAAAATCTTGTCGGTAAGAGGAGATTCTGCATAATTTTTTACTTCGATACAATACTTATTTGCCTCTCTAGGGACGTATAAATCCCCTTTTAAATACTCTAATGCACCCGAGGCGGGCACTCTTTCAAACTTATGTCCCGTATGTTCTCTTAACATATCTCGTACTAAGTACTCGCCCCGCGCGCCTTTTGCTCTCGAATCTACCATTCTAGCCTACTCACATTAGTTTCTTTGACAACTTCTATTTTATCTAGTAGGGGGTGTGTCCATCCATGCGATACAATATAAGTGTTCAGTTCTTCTTCTTTGATTAGCAGCTCTACCATCTTCTCTCTGCCAACATCATCAAGTACATTGATTACTTCATCTAAAAACAGTATATTGATTTTTGATTTTGATATACTACTCATTAGCTTTCTTATTGCAATAAGGGTAGCTGTATTAACTCTGGCTAATTCACCAGAAGATAAAGCAAGAATGTCTATAGGGTTTCCGTTGTCTGTAATAGCAACGTTTAGTTTATCTTTTTGAACGTTAAATCCTAAAGTAAACCTTCCGTCTGATAACTCCGCTAGATAAGTATTTGCTACTTCTTCTAGCTCTACAACTAGATTTTCTATCTTATACGCTACTAGGCCGTTTGTGCTAAATGCTTTCTTCAACACTTCTAAATCAGAGTCTTTTTCCGCATACTTGTTTAACTTTTTCGTAGCTTCTCCAAGTTTAGTAATAAAATCTTGGGTCTGCTCTTGTATAACCTGAATACGAGTATTCCTTTTTGCAATCTCTTGATTTTCCCTGTTAATATCTTTAATTCTGCCGCGCTTTTCTTTTAAAACAACACACAACTCGCTTATTTGCACTCTTAAATCTTCTGGGTTTACTATACGTATAGGCAGTGATCTGTTTATAGAGCGAAAGGTATCTGTCCACTTTTGCTCAGCTTGTTTAGCTAGAGCTATTTGTTTGTTGTACTCGTCAATCTCTTTCATCTCTTTTTTAAGCTCTACAACTTCACTATTCAAACTAGAGATAAGATGTAAGCGATCATTGCAAAGGCTTGTATGCCTACCTACGTCAATATCCTGTGTACAGGTAGGACAAATGTTTCCTAGCTTAGAGAGGGTTTCTAAAGCCTTTTCAGCAGACTCTATCTGTCCTAGACATTTATACAAAGATTTGTTTTGCTCTTTGTTGCATTTAACAGGCAGCTTGCAAGTGTCTTGCGCTCTGCTTAAATCCAAGGCTTGTAACGAAGCTATTAAATCATTATTTTTTGCAATTTGAGTATTTTTTTCGGAAATATTTTCAAGTTCTACCGTTAATCTACTTAACTCTTTCTCATCTTCTTCCGTATTGATTTCTGTTTTTATAAGAGATTGTACATTGGTATCTTTCAATTTATTATCTGTCAACCAAGAATTGATAGTAGCAATTTGTGCCTTCGAAGAAGAAACCATCGTACTAGACTCTTTGGAAGCCTCTTTAAATATGTCAAATAGCTCAACGTACTCTTCAAGATGTAGCAAATCTATTAAAAACTTCTTACGGTTAGAATCAGTTGCAGTAAGAAACTGTAGACTAGCGTTAGTGTTTTGGTAAACCAACTGTGAAAAGGTTTTAAAGTCAACACCTATAATGTCCTGTATAGACTTATAAGTATTAGTAGCTGTATGGCTAGATATATCTTCACCATTCTTCTTTAAAACTACCTTTACAGAAGATTTTCGGGTTACACATACAGANTAGTTATCTGCACCCTTAGAAAAGTCTAATGTAATTGTGTAGCCTTTATCTATATACCTATTAGGTATATCTGCTTTTTTTATTCCTTTGGAGTTTTTGTTATACAGAGCTTCTTCTATAATTAACGGGATGGAGGATTTCCCCACCCCGTTAGTACCGATAATCTGTGTTACTGTGTTATCGTTAAGAACTAGCTCGTTACCTTCCCCGTAGCTGAAGCAGTTATCCCAACTTAGCTTTTGAAGCGTAATCATTATAAGTTCCTATTATTTGAGGTATTTTGCTTTCCTCGATTTCTAAAATATAGTTTAAGTACTCGGCTAACTCTTCTACTATTGTCATATCTTTATCTATGACCAGGCTTGTTTCTGTATTTCGTTTCACTACTTTTTTGTCTAATAAAGAAGAGTCTTCTATATTAGCTAAATCCTGTATATCCCCCTCTATTTCGTATATGGTATGATCCCACGTTGTAGGCACCATATCTTTTGGGTCTGTTACAGTTTTTCTAAGTAGCTGAGGCAACTGAAACTCCTGCCATTCCCAAGACCAGTCAGTCTCTATCAGTAAGCACCCGGTAGTTACTTTACTTCGGTGAAAGGAAGTTGTCATTGGGCTGCCTGGGTACACAATATTTTTTTGCGTATTACTATGAGAATGTAAGTCTCCCGCGAATACTACAGGGAAGTCTTTAAATCTATCTAGGTCTACTTCGGGCTTTACATGGGGAGGTATTTCTCCTCGTACATGAGTAAATAACGGCAGAGTACTATCTAACGCTTCAATAGACCCTTTTTTATGTAGGTCTGCATAAGGTAAAATAGTGAAACCCCTTTCACTGTCAGTAAAAGTTTCTGTAATAACAGTAACTAAAGGGTTCACTTTATTAGTAATCTCTGCTAGATTTGCGAAAAAAGTTTTGTGTTTTTTGGTGGCTTCATGGTTGCCATCATAAATAATAGTTTCTATTTGTACTCCGGCTATAAAGTGAAAATACAGTTCTAACTCTTCCATTGAAGGCAACCTGTCAAACAGGTCGCCCCCAATAATGTGTAAATTACACACGCTGTCGTACTTTCGTACTTGGCTGAAAAAGTCAAAATACCTTTGTTTAGCCCAAGAAACTGGGACGTTTTTCTGCCCCAGTTTAATGTGCCAGTCGGCCGTAAATAGAATCATGATACGTTAAACTCGTCTTCCAGGGACTCGTCTACGCTGTCATCCGTTTCAGGGGTGTGAATACGGTCTAGTAGTTCTTTCTGAGCATCCGGAGTAGGACGCGCCATTACTAAATCCATAGAAGCTAGCTCCTTGGTTGCCTCTAGCTCGGCTGAGGTTAGAGGACGAGATTTACATTTAAGAGCTTGTAGTTGGTATTCTACATTGTAAGGTAGTGGCCCTGTTTTTACACGCTTAAAGCAGAGATCCCAACCTGTTTCTGGGTCTGTAGGGTCGCCGAGGTCTTCTGCTGCGGTCATAATTTGTTCCCAAAGTTTTTTCTTTAGATTCAATACTTTTACTTTACCGTCTGTAGGGTCGATACACTGAGTAGCGTAAGACCAGCCACAGCGAAGGTCAGGGTAAAATTCTTTAACCCAATCTTTTTCTTTGTTTGTAAAGGCTTCTGCGTCTCGATCAAAAGAGAGACACTCTAAAGGAATGTTTTTGTCGTTTTCGCCTTTAATCCAGTATACATATCGAGCTAGTATATCGCCTACAATGCGTACTTTGTTATCGCCATCCACATATTTGTAGCTGTCGTTGCTGCTTTTCTTGGCGGAACCTTTTTGTTTGTTGAACGAAATTGCCATGTTTTAGTTTCTCCGGTGGGCTTCTTCAAATATAAAAAATATTTTAGTATCTTCTACATGAAGTAGTCTGTTTTTAGTTAATAAAGATAAAGTATTGTCTGGAGTATACGAGATACTCAGAGTTTTTGTTCCGAAAGCTAGATAGTCTGATAGCTTTCTTCTTGCTGCTATAGCAGTATATACTGCTATTTCTTTTGAGGAATACTTATGTGCGTTCTCCAAAAGACCTTTCGGGTTTAATAAAAAACTATCCCCCGAAAAATTTATGTCTACGTACTTATATAAGGGATCATACTTATTGTAAGGTATTCGTTTGTAGTAAATCATGTTAAGAATGTCTACAATAGCATTTGTTGATCCCTGTGACTTATCGTAAACTTTTTTCCAATTAAATAAGAGCATTATTATACCAAATAATTAAGCATTTGTCAAGAACTATTTTTTTAAATGTACTGAATGTCATAGCCTTCTTTCATGTAGTGCCCCACTCTATTGGAGGCCTGTCTTTTAGCAGTGTTTCCTTTTAGTTGTATGTCTACAATTACGGGCTGCTGTTTCCCTTCTCGCTTTCTTATAACTCGACCAATCAGCTGAGTTAAAAGAGGCTCATTGTTTATAGGGGTTCCTAGAATCAAACACGATAGACTATCTACGCTAATTCCTTCACTAAAAATTGCTTGAGTGCCGAATAATACGTTTTTGTCTCCAGTTAGCATTTCCTCTATAAGCGCCTCTCTTTCTTCATGAGGTACTTCGCCCGTAACACAAATAGCCTTATCTCCTACTAAGCGTGAGCAAGTTTTCAAAAAGTTTACTCTATCACTAACTACCAAAACTTTATGCCCCTTTGCAGCGTAGGCTGCCGCTAGCATAGAGATACTATGTATATACTCTTCATTTGTTGACAGTGCAGTTACTCGATTAGCCCAAGGAGTCCTCGTCCCATCCATGAACCTAACCTCAGAGTGTACGAGCTCTATTCTAGGCGTAATATAGTTCTCCTTTGGTGGTTTGAAGATTTTATTTCCAAAGTAATCTCTAAATACTACATGTTTGCCGTCTTTTCTTTCTATGGTTCCAGAAAGCCCTATCTTATATCTACAGTAATTCGTATCTAAAAGTTTAGAAAAGGTCGGGCTGCTTACGTGGTGCATCTCATCTAGTATGACTGTGCCAAACTCCTTAGCTACTTTCGGAATATTTCGGTATAAACTTTGAGTATTCCCTATTACTATAGGAGCGTCAAGTTCAAATCTGCCGCTTCCTATAATTCCAGGCGTAATACCATAAACTTTTTCTACCTCTTTTGCCCACTGATTTCGTAATGGTACTGTATGCACAATTACGAGCGTTTTTAACCCTAGCTTCCCTGCGAGAGCCAATCCTGTAAAAGTCTTTCCCCAGCTTACCCATGCGTTTACTATGCAGTTGTCTTCGAGTTCGTCATAAACCGCCTGCTGGCTTGAACGTAAGTCGAACTTAAAATCAGGAAAGTCGGCTTCTGGCTGCAACCGTTTGTCTACTATTTCGTAGTTTTTTGGGATCAAATCCGTTCTTCCCACAGGTATAGAAACTAAGTCAGGTCTAATCCGTGACATATTCTTGATAACCTGAGGGGGATCACTAGGATTGTATGAAGCAATAGTATATGTCAACTCCTTGTCGAGTTCTTGCTGCATTTCGACGCTAGTAGACATGTATATGCGGTTACTTATTACTGCTTTATTCATCATTTAAAGGAAAGACCTTCTGGATTACTTGTGCGCAGGCTTCTGCGAGTTGAATATGCTCTTTTTGAGTCCCATTACCAATTCTTAGCTCAATATAGTGAATCCACGAACGTACGGTACCGTTCACGTAAAGCCGAGACAGGGTATTTCCTTCTGGCAATACGGCGCGAGCTTGTTCTTTGGCAATTCCATTTTTAATCGCCCAGTTATATGTAAAAC